GCGGCGTTTTGTTTTTGTTGTCTTTTGTTAGCTATTTGTGTTTGTGTTTGGTTAGCTGGTAATTTACTAAACGGAACAGCTTCTTTATCTATATTTTGTTGTGCGGCTTTTTGTAATCTAATGCGTTTTTGTTCTGGTGTTTCTGGTTCAGCTTGTGCTGGTTGTGCGTTAGTATTAGCGTTAGGCTGTGTTGCATTAGGACTAGCATTGTTTTGATTAGCCTGCGGACTAGTGTTAGCAGGGGTAGTTGATTGTGCGGGTTGTGTACCTGCTTTGGGATCTACCAGTCCACTTTTAATTGCGCTATTTAAGTTTGTATTTGCTCTACCAATAAAATCTGCTATAAATTTTTGTTTAGCCATTTTATCTTTAATAGATAATTGGCCCTCAGGATTACCTGTAATTCTGTTGCCAATTTGTTTAACGGCGGCAGAACCATAGTCACCTAGTACATGACTTAAGTTGACTTCATCAACTTGTTTAAATTCGTTTAGTTTCACGATTTTTCCTCAATGATTTGGAAAACTTAGTTTGATCCTTGCTTTTAATTGCACCTAAAAGTTTTCTTTCAAGCATTTGAGCCTCTTCTTCGGTATAATGTTTATTAATTAACTCAACTAAGTTAATTGCACTAGTAATTATACTGTGGGCTCTACTCTCAATAACATGTGATGTATCACGGTTATTTCCAAGTTCTTCCAGTTCCTGCAATAGTGAGCGGGTTTGTCTTTGCATTTTATTTAGATTTCCTAATAGTATTTATGCTAGGACCCACATTATCTATTTCTTTAATGAATTGAGTAACGATTTTAATTTTGAACCCTGTACATCTGCTACAATGTGTTTAGTGACTGGTTCCAGTATTTCACCTGTCGCTTGGTTAATGATAGGTTGCGTTGCAACTAATGTCGCTTGAGGTTTAATTATGTTCATTAGTTCATTTGGACTAGGTTGTTGATTTGGACGATAATTACTTTCATCTTCACCAGGATCAGTAATACGCATTGTTTCAATGTTGTACTCTAAGTCAATCTTTTGTCCAACACCTGTTGAACTACGACTTTTCATACATTGAATTTGATATTTACCACGTTCACGCATACTACGACTTGTAAAGATACCAAACACATTATCCGCAGTATTAATCTTACTGATACCACCTGCAATATGACTATGGTCAAATTCGATTTCTTCAACTGCACTACGATTCAACTGACTTGCAGTTACCATGAGAATTCCAAGTTCTTTTGATAAATTACGCAATTCTTCACTAACGTATTTGTCTTTGATAAACTGGTCGTTAGGATTAACTTTAACACTTACAGGCATAACCAAATCTAAGTAATCAACCATAACAAAATCAATTTTGATACCAGTTTGAATCTGCACTTCTTTTAGATAGCTACGAATATCATTTACAGTACTTTGCGCAGGTAATCCTTTCACTCTATATGAGCCTGATTTTTTACCTGCCATTTTAACTTTTAATTCAGTTACTTCAATATCTTTGCGAATATCACGGGTACTCATGCTAGTTAACATAGCATCTGTTCTAAGACTAGTTAATTCTTCACTCAATTCTAAACTGATATAAACACCACTAAGTCCCTTTTGTAACCAATTCAACGCAATATTCATCATAACCAATGATTTACCTGAACCACTACCACCTGCAAAGATATTCAATTCTCCACGACTGAAACCACCATATAGTAGTTTATCCATTTGTGGCCAGCCTGTGCTGACTTGTCCACCTGCATTAAAATACTTGTTGATACGTGTTTTAGGGTCTGCAAAATAATCTGTACCCATGTCTTTTTGTAGACTGATTTGTACAGCATCTTTAATCATTTTCTCAATAGGGCCATAATCACCACGTTTATCCAACATGTCAGCCGCTTTAAGAATCGCACGTTCTAATTCTTGTCGTTTAGTGAATTGTTCAAAGTTATCTAGGAACCACTCAAAATGTCCTTCGTTTAGATTTTCAATGGGCTGAATATCAATACCCGTCAGTGCCTTAATCTGTGCAGGGTCTGGTAATACTTTATATTTGTCTGTGTGTTCTTTGAACATTTCCGCTACTGGACGCAATGACTTATCAAAGTTTTCACTATTCATAATGTTCATGACCCGAGTATATAACTCAGCATTTGTCAACATCATGGACAAGAAAAACTGTTGCGTTGCAGTATTATATTCTATTTGTTCTTTAGAATCCGTTTTGTTTGCCAATTTTTTTCCTCTGTATTTCTATCTTGATTTTACTACTTGTTGCACTCTGAAGTATACTAAGTAGGGTACTTAGTTTTCCATACTTTACTACAGCATCATTTACATCTTTTACATCACTTTCCCAATTGGGAATACTAACTTGATATCCCAATTCTAGTGCCCTGTCACAACTTTCAAGTCCTGTTTTGTCTCTATCGGGAACAAAAATAATTCGTTTGTTCAATTGACTTAATAACAATGCTTGGTCATCGTTAATTGTGTTGTGTGTTAACGCACATGCATTCAAACTTAATGCGTCAAAAATACCTTCTACCAGTAAACATACTTCCCATTCAGGTTTTTGAAAATCATAACCAAAAACGTAACCAGGCTGTTGTTCATTAATATATTTAGGTATCTTGTTGTCTAAAAATCTGCTTGTGTGACCTACAATTTTGTTTTTGTAAGTATAGGGAATAATGATACGATTACTCATTCTTCCTGATTCATTGGGAGTAACCATGAAAGGATAATCATTACTATCTATTCCCCTAGCAGTTAGATAATCTACGTACACTTTATGATTTGGGTTATTACTATCTAACAACTCACCATCAGGTAATGTGTGGTCATTGAATTTAATTTTTACACGTTTTGCCTTAGGCTGTAGTAAGTCTAGTAAGTCTTTATGCTGTAGGCTTTCCAAACTCCAACGTTGAATTTGGCTATCATCAATACCGCACCATGTTAGCAGATTACGTGTCTTTGCGCTAATCTGACGCCCTAATACAAAATTACATTTGTATCCGCAATTGAAACAATGCATAGACCAGTTATTGCCATCAAACTTAACTCCGCCACGCATTCTTCGGTCAGCTTTGTGACCAAAATGGCTACAACAAACTGCATTAAAGCTAGTCCAACCACTACTAGTTTGTTTCTTTTTGCCCGGAAGAATTGATAATATATCAAACATTCATACAGTATAACACTATTGTCACAACAAATCAACTGTTGTGGATAGTTATCTAGTTAATATGTTGCCCACTGCACCTGAATTGCTGATGAATTCCATGCGTATATATGGATGATATCCTTGAATGATATAACCTACAGTTTGCGTTACATTTGATACTTCTTCAGTAGTAACGATATCATACCAATCACCATCTACCACTGCACTACCTTGAATGGTTGTGTTTCCGTAATATTCAATGTAATTGGTTTGAATTGTTAGTACAGGATTATCATTGGTGTCTAACACACTAGAATAATAGGTTAGATTAGATTCACCGTTACTATTCATATATGCTTGACTATTAGGGAACATTTGCGATGTGGGGATAGTCAATTGATATGATGGAACAAAATTGGGTAACACACTATTCACGATATTCATAACACCACGTGCCCCTGCATTTTGGTCTACAAACACAGGGAAATCAAAATCTCCAACTGGAATTTCTAGACTATAATATGCTTTCTGTGGTATAATATCTTCAATAGTTGCGGCATTAAGTATTAATGCACAAATGCCATTAGCTGGTAATTGTGGTACCAGTGTAGCTGACACTAATACTTCTGTACCTGCATTGTTAAGAATTCTGCACGTAATATCGATACCAGTGATATCGATAGGTTTTTGTTCCTGATTCAGGAATTGGAACTGAATCTGATTATCGACTCCCTTGTGCAATGTTAATGGTTTTGCATAGACTGGCATATAACTCCTTGGTGAATTGCCTGACAATAGCACAACAATATTGCGTTGAATATAATAAAATACGGCTGTTGAATACACAAATGTAGGCTCCTATAACGTATTTAGTCTTTGAAATTTTTATTTAATTAACTTTGGTTACCCAGTAATAAATAGAGTAGTATGACTTTACAACAACAAGAATTTTTTAGAAGATTAACAGATAACCATCCCTTTATCACAGTATGTTCGTATGCAGGCCAAGATTATGTTGGCATAATACAAAATCGTGATGAGATGGTTACTACCATTTATGATTACGGTTCTATATTAGAATCGTCGGTCAAAGAAAAGTTTTTAGAATTAGGAGATGTTTGGTGGTGGGAAAGTAATAGACTTATACCCATTAATTTATTCTTAAAGAATGAATGGGCACCCTTTAAAGATTATCTAAGAACGTTCAATAACAAAAGTCTAGTTATCATTCACGGCCCCATTACTAGTTTGAATGAACTTAGCAAACGCCGTAGTAAACGCAAAAGCATTACATTAGTTAGGAAAGTTCCTTAAGTAAATTCATGTGAACTACTACTAAATGTGCATACGCTATAGCATGTGCTTTCTTAAACACATACCCATCATCGTTCTTATCCCAAACAGTTTTATTCACTTCACTCCATGTCTTACCGATTAAATGTTTTTTACCCGGTCTAATAACTGCTAAAAACATTGCCAATCGCGGAATACTATCAATCGGTTCAGGCATTTTTTGCATGTTATAGAACTGACCATTCAAGTGAATTAATTTTTCAACAAATGCGCTGTCTTTAAGTTTAGACCAGTCAGGCTCATTCATTAACTCAATTAAATGTTTTTCATCACGAACCTTCTCGTAAACGTGTACATTCAATATATCTAGTTTAAAATAACCACGCTTGTCAGCCTCTGTGTAATCAATACTTGCCATATCATTGATTGGATCATATGGCACAGGAGTAACATAAACGCCACTGGCATGTTTGCGAATAGGATTAACATTACGCATACTTGCAGATGTATGTTTAATAAGACTTAGTAATTTTTCTCTATCACCAAAGTCAATGTCAATATCACTATTAATTTTCATTTTTTAAGATAGTCCAATACTCTAAGAATTCTATCCGGATTGTCGGCTAATGCACCTATG